TGCAACAGGCGTTCAGGGTGCTAGTGGTGTTGGTGCGACCGGTATCGATGGTGCTTCAGGTGCTTCAGGTGCTTCAGGTGCTTCAGGTGCTACCGGCGTTCAGGGTGCTTCTGGTTTAGATGGTGCAACAGGAATCGATGGCGCAACTGGTGTTGGCGCGACAGGACCATCAGGCACCAACGGTGCTACTGGTGCTACTGGGATTGCTGGTGCAAGTGGACCATCAGGATTACTCAAATTAGCACACGTAATTTGTGTAGGTTCGGCTGGTGACTATTCAACAATTAAAGCTGCAGTAGATTGGTTTAATTCTAGTGCTACATCGCCAGTCGAGATACTGATTGATGCTGGCCATTTTCCTGTGGACGATACAATAGTGGTTAATAACGGATCATATGAACTACAAATTAGAGGTCTTGGATCTGAAGTGACCTTTGTTGAAGCTGCAACCGGTCTAACTGGTAAGCCGATGTTCAACTTGAAGAGTAACTGCGATATAACTAAAATAACAGCTAATGGTTCCACATTAGCTGATTATGGTACTGTATCCGGTGAGAATTTTATCACATATGACACGAATTCCGGTCTTTATTCTGAGATAACAGATTTAATTATCGACACATTTAAAATAGCTATAGCAGATTTAAAGGGTATCGATTTATTTTTATTCAACTTCAATATAAATAATTGCGGCACTGGTGTAGAGATTAATTATACTACAACCGATATAACAGCATCGCAAGATATTGAAATTGGGAACTTTGTGAACTGTACTACTGGTATACATCTAATGCGTACAGGTAGTGGAACTACCTGTACCTTTTATCTAGCACATCTTATTTTCGATCAGGCTTCGAATGCAACATCTATACTTTATGACGGTACAAATTATTTCATAGGTAACTTAGCTAATGTTTTTAATTGTGCTTACAACAACGCTGGAACTTTTTTAAGTGGATTTGATTTTGCACTTGCCTCTGGTAGAGACGCCAATATAGAGGTAATAGCTAACACTGGCACTGAAGATCAGGCTCCGCATTGTAAGTTGAATGTCATAGATGGCACAGCTACGACGACAATCACTAGTGCTGGCACATACTATAAAGCAAACGCTACTGGTTTTAATAGTAAGACACGCATACTATTTGATTTGGCGGCGACAGCCGGAACTTGGACGTTTACACTTGGTGATCAGACGACTGCAGCAATTGCATATAATGCTAGTGCTGCAACAATACAGACGACTATAAACAATTTGAGTAATGTTACTTCTTGTACTATCACCCAAATAATTGCAAGTCAGGAGTGGACGATAGAATTCACCACCGCTGGTGAAGGTTGGCTTGCGCAATCTGTTGATATTAGTGGACTTACTACAACTACATCAGTTGACGTACAACCGAATTTTTATACTTGCAAAATCAATTTATCAAGTGTTAATAATAGAATGATATTCCAAAGCGATCATATCAGAGATGGTAAAATGTGGATTACTGGCAATCTTTCTGTTAATAACAGTAATAGAAATATCAACATCGGGATTATGAAGAATGCAAACAACTTAATAATTTCTCCATTTACTGTAAGGACTGCTACTTCTGGCCAAGCATATCCATTCTCAATAGTTGCCTATCTAAAAGAAGTAAAGAAAGATGATTTTTTCGGGATATGGCTTACTTCTGGCAATAATGGAGATGTCGTGACCCTTTCAGATGTATATTGGCTCGCTGATTGGAGATAGCCAGATTTAGGTCTTTACGCAGCCAAACATAATAGGGATGGCGGCAATTGTGTAGCTGTCTGACTAGGATGATTGGATATTATGAAATTCAAAGAATTACGAGTCGTTCAGCTCACGAGCCCGCCAGTTTCTGGTGAAAATCCACCAGAAAATACTGTTTATGAGTGGTTTACTGATATTTCTACTGATATGCAGACACTGCACTATCGGTATCAAGATGGTTCTGAGAGATCTGTAACTGGCGGCGGCGTAACTGGCGCTACAGGTGCTACCGGATCGCTTGGATATACTGGAGCGACAGGAGCCGGTGTTCAAGGAGCATCAGGGGCTACTGGTCCTGGTGGCGGAAATCCGGGAGCAACAGGCTCAACAGGCCCAATCGGAGCAACAGGAGCTGGTTTGACAGGGGCGACAGGCCCGAGGGGTGCTTCGGGTGCGACGGGGCCTTCAGGAGGCCCTGTTGGAGCTTCAGGGGCAACTGGGGCGATCGGCCCAGCAGGTGCAACGGGACCAAGCGGAGGGCCTACGGGAGCCACAGGAGCGACGGGTATCGCTGGAGCAACTGGTTTGGTAGGGCAAATTGGTGCCACAGGATATACAGGCGCGACTGGTACAGGGGTAGTTGGGGCAACAGGTCTCACAGGCGCTACAGGTCCAACCAGTGTCAGTACTGCGCCTGGTGAAAATGTTATAATCAACGGCGGGTTTGATATTTTTCAACGTAATACTAACTCTGGCAATAATGCACTTGTTGTTGCTGATGATAGTTATTGTTTCGACCGATGGGTCGCTTTAGCACAATCTGGTCCTGTTGCAACACTGCGATTCAATTTTACAACAGGCATGGCAGCCCCTCCTGGGCCATTTAGAGGAGCTTCGTATAATAACAGCGCTACAGCACAGAGATTCGGATTATTACAGATTGTAGAAGGGATTAATTCTTTTCCGCTACGAGGTCAATCTGTGACATTACAAGCTACGTTAAACACTAACGGCACAGCCAATTTTCTGCCTGTACATTACGCAATACTTGAATGGACAGGTGTTTCTGATGCAGTAACTAGTGATGTTGTTAGGGACTGGACCAGTGTTTCGTATACAGCAAATAATTTCTTTTTGAGCAGTAATATTACTGTTGCTGCTATTGGATCTACTACTGTAGCATTCGGAGCAGACACAAATGTCACTCTGCCAGCTACAATAAGCTCATCTTGTAATAATCTAATAGTTTTCTTTTGGACATCCTCGGCAGTAGTACAATATGGCGAGCTAATTTTATCAAAAGTTGATTGTCATACCGGCACTTCTCGGGTGTGGAGTCAACGGCCAGCAGCACAAGAACTAGCTTTATGTCAGCGATATTTTGAAAAGAGCTATCCCATTGATATAAAACCAGGCACATCTACGATGAGCGGTATATCACAGGGATGGGTGATTCCGACTAGTTACGGATGGATGAGAACACCACAAGTGACTAGCTGTGCGGTTTCTAAACGCACTATTCCTACGGTTACGATCTATTCACCAACCACTGGTACTGCCGCAAAAGTTGGTGAATATGACGCTGGTTCTACCTATGTAGCTGACAGGGATGTTATTGTCATGTATACTAGCCATGGCTCATTCTCGATACAAAGAGGCTGGAATACGACAGCGTGGGGAGATGGAGCCTATATATGGAACCATTGGACAGCCGAAGCAGAGTTGTAATGAAGGTTTAATATGAAATTCAAAGAGTACAGAACAGTCCAACTTTCATCTCCGCCTGTTTTTGGCGATAATCCGCCAGAGAACACAGTCTATCAATGGTTTACTGAAGGCAGTTCTACAACTGTTGTAATCAACTGTCGATTTTCTGATGGATCTGAGAAGACCGTATCGGGTGGTGCTGGTCATATCGGTGCAACAGGTAGTACAGGTCCAACAGGTGCTACTGGTCCATTAGGAGGTCCGACAGGTGCTACTGGTCCAATCGGGGCAACTGGATTACAGGGGCCAACTGGCGGTGCGTCTGGGCCTATTGGTCCAACTGGCCCAATGGGTGCTTCTGGTGCCACCGGCCCGACTGGTGGATTAACTGGTGCTACTGGTGCTACTGGTATTAGAGGCGCTTCTGGTATATCTGGCGCGACCGGTGTGTCTATTACTGGTGCGAGCGGTCCAGTAGGACCAGCTGGTGCGCAGGGTGCTTCTGGAGTTAGTGTAACCGGGCCAGTAGGTGCAACAGGGCCAGCGGGGGTCGATGGTGGAACAGTCGGCGGCAATGTGCTGATTAATGGCGGATTTGATTTCTTTCAGCGCAACGAGAACAGAACGTGGACTATATATACAACTGCGGATGATGCATATTGCTTCGATCGGTGGATAGGATTGACGCAATCAAATCCAATGGGCACTTATAGATGGAACCCAGTTACTGGTACATCTGCACAACCAGGCCCCTTTGGTGCATGGCTGATGCAGACTAATGCTTCGGCACAAAGAATTGGCCTATTACAAGTTGTTGAAGGTGCTAATTCTTTCCCTCTACGTAATAAGACAGTAACGCTACAGGCGAAAGCTGCAAATCCGTCCGGCTCGCAGAATGTACGTTTTGCAATATTAGAATGGACGGGAGTATCGAATACGGTAACCAGCGATGTGGTGAGAGATTGGAACAGTGGGCTGTTTACTGCGAACAATTTTTTCTTAAGTAGTGGTATAACTGTTGCTGCCGTTGGATATGCTGCAATTGGTGCTACATGGCAAAATATTAGTTTAACGGCGACGATTAGTGGTGCTTGCAATAATTTGATTGTTTTCTTTTGGACTGAATCACCAGCGACACAAAACGGTGTTTTAGCACTAATGGAGATAGATTGTCATATCGGTGCCGCTCGTACATGGAATCCAAGGCCGATTGGAGAAGAGTTCATATTATGTCAACGATATTTCGAAAAAAGTTATGCTCCCGACACTAAGCCTGGCGCTATCGCTTTAGCTGATGACGAGGGAGATATACAATTACGTTGTGTTGGTGCTGTTCCGTCTGCAACACAAGGATATTACCAGGTAAGCAAAAGAAGAGCAAATAATCCTGTGTTATATTCTCCAAACACTGGCGCTGTCGGCTATATGTATGATAGGAACGCGTCGTCAGATGTATGGCATGCATGGATGACCGGGGGCACTAAAAGATGGACTATGTGGTCTGATAATTTCACCGAAGGCCATATGTATCAATTCCACTGGGCTGTTGAAGACGAACTGTAGGATAAAAATGGCTAGCATAACGATAGATCTTGGTATTACCGGACTCACAAATGTGAAAGCACTGCCGTTTAGTGCTGATTTTTCACAGGTTTGGGATGGTACTCAGCTAGCTACAATAGATACAACTACACCAGCTTTTATCAGTATGCCAGAGTTGATAGTTAATGAGGTCGGAGCTGGCATATATAAGGCTGATCTACCAGCACCATTAGATATCATAAACGATAATGATGGTTTGTGGATTTCAATTTATGATGCTGGCTCGCCACCATCGGTTAGCGACCCTTTATATGGATATATCCCGCCATCTTGTAAGTCGTCGCTCATCAATGCTGTAGTTGCTGCAATTTCGCAACTTGAAATAACTATTGATCCTGCTGATTTGCAGAGAGCTTTAAAGGGCGCAGTAATTAAACCAACTCGCGTTGTTTTGGGGCCGTGCCAACGGCCACCGTGCCCTAGCTAAGTCGTTAACGCGATTTTTCTACGCAGTAGTTTTACTAAGCAGCTTCCTAGATCCATAAAATAGTCATGCTCTGCCATAGCACCAATACATTCGATACCAAGTTTCTCAAATTGTGTTAAATCGGGTTTTTGGCCCTTTGGTATTGCTTCTGCAATTGTTGTTCCATCAATTAAGTCGAACTGTTGGATAAACTGCATGAAATATGGACCTGGGACAGGTATATCACGTGAGAAATAGAATAAATAACGATTTTCTGCTATGTTGCTTACTTTAAAGAAGTCGATCGAATCGTCAACAACTAAGACTTGATTTGCCCCTTCGAAATTCAGCCCATTCGTCTCAACATGATAATACCAAATCTGTGCTGTTGGTAGTTGGATGCGCGGTAAGTGTGTTAACGCAAATAGCCTGTCGAGCTGGATAGTGCTAATCATATGATCGAACTCAATCCTTTGCCCGCCCCAGATCATATAATGATCGCCGATTTCCGATACCTGCCCCCTGCCACTATCTTCTATCAATTTTTGGTTATGCTTTTGTTGTAGTTGGTTATATAGCTGATTAACCTTTATATTGTATATGAAATGATTACCTCTAGACTTAATACATGGTAGAGCTTGAGACGGTACTTGTGATCCAAATACCTTATTTAACCAAGCATTAATTATGAGATCATCAGGTTGCAGTAAGCCGCCACCAAGAGAATAAGATGTTTTATATATGAATGATATTTTGCCGCCAAAATGAGCTATTAAGTCGTCTATTCTTTCATCTCTGATAATGAAATTATCAGCAAGTGCTGGTCGAAAGCTATAGAAACGGGAACGCGAGAATGGCACAACTAGCCATTGGTCACCTAGGATCTCTTTAGCAAGCAATCCTACTATTCCGCTCCCAAGTATCACTCCTTGCATTTCGCTCTCGACATCTTTTGGGCGACAGTAAGTGAATCGTCATCTGGTATATCATTCACTGACGTCACGGTTTCGTCTAACTCGCATCGAGTTAATTGGTTACTACTGAATGGATTAACAAACGGGTCGATGAAAGGGGGCGGCGGAGCTTTTATTTCAGGCTTTCCTACGCCACATTCTGGACATGACACGAATTTGTAACCATATTGTTCTGTGATCTCGCTCGAATAAACGTAAAATCCGGCGCAGCAAAACGGGCACATAGCAGAGAATCTTGATGGTAGATCGAATTCAAATTCGAAAGGTCTTGCTTGCGTTTGAGCGGCTTCACTAGGATGCTCTGATGGAGTAGCAACCATCAATGTAACCAGTTGATATTGCTCTGGATGTGTATTTTGCGCTAATGTTATTTTGTTATTATCGCTTGCGAGGACCATTCTTGGCTTCCTTTGTTTTGAGCTTCTGCAGCTTGAGCTTTTAATTTATCAAAAGCCTCTTTTGATACCCATAGTTCTACATACCTATCATCGATCACGTTAACTGACGGTTTTGCGTTAATGTCGACCGACACAGATGATACGCATATGTAGTAGCATACGAAGGTGCCATTCATGCGGATACCAGTTAGGTCGCAAGTTATACCTAATGGGCACTTTTTGTTGTCGACTATTCTATATGGTTTATAACATTTGATAATAATAGCCTTTATCTCGTCCATGCACCGTTGGCAGATATCAAAGGAATGAGACGGATCGGCTACTCGTGAGAACGCTATTGAATTATTTGTGACGGTTGCTTCTTTTGCGTCAAATGAGAAATATTCAAATTTCCCAGTGACATTGAGACCGCATCGATCACAAATGATTCCCCGTTTATCTCTGGTCAGCATGTTGTATCCTGTAATTATTGTTAGTATTATTTACCTATGGATCTTCAAGATTTTGATTGGCAAGCCGGTCCGAACTATCCGTTCACACCGAGACAAATTATTTCTAGTTGGGATGTAGCAGTAATGGGATTACAAGAAACATCTTTTGATAGGAAATTGCGAATGTTGAGGCAGTTGAGCAACACATGCTCCGCTTGCACGATGTGCGAACTCGGTCGTAAGGAGCCAGAACGCAATGGGGTTGTTAGAGATCCGCATGTGCTTAGTAATATGAATCCACAAAGGATAGTTGTCGTTGGACAGAACCCTGGATGGGAAGAAATATCTAAGGGAACACCATTTATAGGACAATCAGGCAATAATTTCGACAAGGAGTTAGCTAAACACGGCATTGACAGGAGCCAATTCTATATCACTAATGGTGTGAAATGCTTCACAGCAGACAATGCAAGACCGAATTACCAGCACGTTAGCAGGTGTAAACCATTCTTAATGATGGAGTTGACGCTGATTAATCCGCTCCTAGTTATTACGCTAGGTGGCTCGGCATTTGATATATTATGTCCGGGTGCTGGCTATCAGCAGTCGTTAGGCAAAATAACCAAAAGCGAAGAATTTGGCGTAAAGGTGTTTGCTATTTATCATCCATCTCCGTTAAACTTAGCGGACAGAAGCAGACGCGCTGATTTTGAGCACCAAATAACTATACTAGCAAAACTCGTTAAGCGTCTTTCCGCCCATGAGCAGTGTTAGCTTTAAATCCCTTACATCTGCCGTCTTCGCTAATTTCACACAATGACGGCACAGTACAGATACCAGAGCAATTATAGATACATGATATTGCTCTGCATTCAATATCTTTCCAATCGCGTGAAACTGGATAGCCGTCATGATGTGGTAGTAGTGATTCCGTCATCGGGAGCCTCCAGATTGTACGGAGCTAATCGATATACCGGTTTCCCTGCACGTGTCGCTTTGCGTAGGACGTAATCATTTCCTTTTTGCCGCAATAGTCCCTTCATTCTCATCATAAGTGACGATGGATTGGTGACGACTGGACTAGAAGCCTCAAGTAGCTTGCTAATTTCTATTGGTTCTCCGGTCGCAACAGCTTCCAGAAGAAGATTGTAGGCCGCTTCGGTAGCCAATGTCTCTGGATCTGTTCTAATTGGCCCTCTAACTTTGTCGTTTGCGGCGGCTCTGATATTTTCTAGAGTTTCTTCGCTTAGCTGCCGAACGTCTTCGGCGATAATGTTTTCAATCGGATCGCCTAAGTCGACAGATATAACATTGATTTTCGCCATAATAATTTTCCGTTTTGTTGCGTATTTAAATCACAGGGACTTAAATACGATCGCAGGATGTAAACCGATGCAAAACAATAGTTGTATAATATGCGGTTCTGACAACAACCTAAATACAGAACTTGTCATAACCGTTGATGATGAGAAAGTAACAGTCAAGATTTGCGATGAGCACGCTGATGATATAACTCCGAAGGCAGCTAAATTAGCATATCTCAAATGGAAATCGCAGCACGACGCACAGATGCAAGAATTTCTTGCACAGGCTGCCAAGCTAGGTATGACTGTTGTTCCGCAAGGATCTTTAGTTATAGCTGCGAAGACAACACCAGATCAGACACCACAGGCTAATCAGAAGAAGCTCGATGTTCTTGCGCCGGAATTGCAAGGTACTAGGGAAGATGGCATACTGCCTTCGTCTGTAGTTGATAATGTCATGCAACATCGTGTTTCTGGTATGTCGGGATCTGTTGGCGGCAAGAATGTTGAAAGACATGATGCCTACGATCCTACTCAACTTAGTGACCAATTACCAGACGGTGCTAGAGACGGCCTTGTGAAGATGGAATTAGCCGAAGGAAGGCACGGCACACCATTAGCAATACCAGCAATAAGACAGGATGGTCTTGGAACGACGCGAGTCAGAATTGCTAAGACGATGACAGATGCTGAACTGCAGCGTAGATTCAAACAGCAGGCATCTGCGGATCATTCCTTCGTGGAGGGTTATGACCTGCATCGCTGCCCATTATGTAAGGGCGATGGTCAGATAGCAAAGAGCCAAACGGAAGTAATCCCGTGCCCGAAATGCAATGGCTCCGGCTTGCTCTAGATGCCTGGGGGCGTGAGACTAAATTGCCTTGTCGAGACACCCAAGAACTTACGATGCCTTGGTTTTCGCGGGACGCCCGATGGTTGAGATGTAAAACCGGCAACTCTTGAGCCAAAGTCTTCTCCATTCTCTGGCTTGACGTCTTTAGTGCTTAGACCCAACAGAGATTTGCGGCCATAGGAAGCACCAGAAGCGTGCTGCAAGGCACTCATAAAATCGCCTTCGTTGAGTAATATTAGTTTCATTCTGCACTACCCGGCGATTGTCCTGGCTTGCTGACGGCAATTATACCTTCCATGTCAGGATGATACCCGGCGTCTTGTTCACGCCAACCGTCACCGTCGCTAACTTCTTCCTTGATGGTGTTGAGAATACCAATAGCCTTTTCTTGCTCGACGCCACAAATGCCTTGAGACTGCATTTCTTGCATCATGGCTTTTTCGAACAACGGGTCTGTAATATATTTATAATTGTGCACTTTACGGAAGGCTCTGCAGACGCCTTCGTGGCAGACCAAATCAACCGATTTAAGCTCAAAAAGGTCATTGATCTGTTCGTGCAGATATTGCAACGATTTTGCGTCGGCGTCCGCCAAATCTTTAGGTGGATCTGGTATGCCCAGCTTCACCTTATGCTGTAGATATGTCTGGATGGCTTCGGTTAGCATTCGTTCGTTGCTGTTCATAAAAACATCTCCTGTATAAATCTTTGCTTGGACGACAGATGGATAGTTCCCATTACTTACCAGAGGAACCGAAGCCGATAATTCAACAACTTGATCAGGTTGAATTATTGACCATCAAGCGAGTTAAATATTTATCTACTAGACCGGGATATTCCCCTAGCCCACACGGTAGGTGGAGTGTTGTAGGAATTATTGACGGCGATGCTTTACTAGCGAAGGATGATACCCTCATACGTATTCCATTAGGTGATATCAGGAAAGCTTGCACACACGATCGCCAACAAGTCATTGACTGTTTGGCAGACATTTGTTATAAAGGTAGAAGAAATCATGGCGAAAAAGAAACCATCAACTAAATCTAATGCCCAACTTGAGGCAGAGCAATCTGGTAAGTTGATTAATTTCGACGACATGATTGCCGATCTTGAGAAGAAATTTGGTGATTCTGTGCAATGGGGCGGCGCAGCGTCCATTAAACCAACTAAGTCGACATCTACTGGCTTAGCTAATCTTGATATCGCTCTGGGCTGTCGCGGTGTACCTGATGGTAGGATTATAGAAATATATGGCACTGAATCAAGCGGCAAGACGACGTTAGCCTTACAGATTGTCGCTAGCTTTCAACAGCAAGGCAAATTGACAGCATATGTTGATGCCGAACACGCTCTTGATTACGATTGGGCGACACACATTGGTGTCGACGTGAAGAAATGGTTATTATCGCAACCAGACAGCGGCGAACAAGCATTAGATATTGTCCAGGCACTTGCTACGTCCGGGATTGTGAAATTAGTTGTCGTTGACTCTGTAGCAGCGCTCGTCCCACAAGAAGAATTAGATGGCGACATCAGAGATAAACAAATTGGTGCCCAAGCTCGCTTGATGTCAAAAGGTATGCGTAAGCTGGCTGGTATATGTCTCAAAACGGGCACGACAGTCATATTTATCAATCAACTTAGAGATAAGATTGGTCAAGTAGGCCCGAGCTACATGCACCCAGAAATAACACCTGGTGGCAGAGCACTGAAATTTTATTCGTCAATGCGTCTTGAAGTACGCAGAGCCGAAACGCTGCGATCCGCTAATGTGCCTTATGGCATGACAACTAAGGTAAAGGTCGCTAAGAATAAGGTAGCACCACCATTCAGATCGGCTGCATTAGAAATTCATTTCGGTGCGAAAAGCGGCATATATGGTTTCAACAAAGTGCAAGCACTTATTAATGGTGCTATTGAAACATCTGTTATTACTCTCAGGGGTTCTAACTACTACTTTGGCGATCAAAAGATTGCAATTGGTAAGGATAAATTAGCAGAAGTTATTGGGTCCGATCAAGAGCTATTTAAAACCATATACAATGAAACGTATCGTCTGATGGAAACTGGGCAGATTACTGGCCCGATTGAAGACGATGACACCAAAGATACGGAGGCAGAAGAATCGAATTTTGATGAGGATGAGGAAGAGTGATGGCAACAGCACCAATATATAACATCGGCCAAACAATATATCTCGCAGAATCAGCCGCATTAGGCTTTCTTGAAGCCTATATCATTAAAGAGATTGCGTATCAGCCGAATGGTAGGATTGTTTATACGCTAGCGACATCGTTGAAACAGCCATCGGCCATTCAGACTATTGGTGATAGAGTAACCGGACAACGTGCTTTACCAATTAAGTTCTATGAAGAAGACTTGATCGGATATGAACAGGCACTTGATGTCTGTATTGCAAACTTGCAAAACCAACTAGCTGCCTTGCAACGTTTGCGACAAGGACTAACTTAATGATCGAGGCTCTTCAATCAGAGCAAGACTCTGGCACTGCTGATACGCCCTTTGGCCCGAATATGGAATCGGGTATTGTATCTCTTTTATTAGACTTCCCGGAGTTATTCGTGCCGACATCCAAGTTCATTACTATGGACTTGTTTACTCGGCCAGAAGTGAAATATGTAATCGGGTTTCTGAAACAAGATTTTGATAAGTTTGGCGTACTGCCAACACGTGCATTACTGCACGACAGAATAGCTAAATTATTAACAGCAGACGACCCGCATCAAGAAATTTTGTCTGTTGTTGATCGTGCATCAGATCCTCGCGAAACGCCTTTCTTGCGTCAGTCATTACGTGACTGGGTAGAGCATAAATCTTATGAACAATTATATTCAGATGAAGCCATAGCAGCCCATCAGCGTGGAGATCATGAATTTCTGCGTAAGATAGTTGATGCAGCGTCTAGTATTAGTATGGTCGGAAACCAAGGCTTTTGGTTTTTTGATCAGATAGATGAAATATTTGCCGACACTGCAATAGAGCATATTAGCACAGGATTCCCAGGATTAGACATTAATTTGAATGAGGGCGGTCCCTCAACCGGCGAAGTGTTGATTATTTTGGCTCCAACAGGAGTTGGTAAGACGTTGACATTAATCAATATGGCACACGCTGCTATGTTGCAAGGGCACAACGTCTTATTTATTACCTTCGAATTATCAACATATAAGACTGCTATAAGACTTGCAAGCTGCATGTCGAAGACTGAAATTGGTGCGTTTACTCGTGCCAATATCGAATCATTGCCAACAGAACAACAACAAGCGATACGCGATAACCAAACGACAGTACGCAATAGAATTCAGGGTAAGCGCGGCCAAACCGGCGAAGTGGTTATTTATGAGCTGCCACCTGATGAATGTAGCGTTAACGATGTCTATGGCATCATCGAAATGAATCGCAAGACAAAAGGATGGGTGCCCAAGGTTGTTGTGCTTGATTATTTGGAGCTAATGAACAGCCGCCACAGCCACAATAATGACGAAGGCGACTACACAAGACAGAAAAGTGTTGCTACAGAGATGCGCGGCTTGGCTAGAAATGAGAAAGTTCTAGTCTATTCAGCAACACAAACTAATCGTGGCGGGGTAAAAAACGGAGCACAGGGTGCGAATGGGAAACCAGCAGAATCGGTCCATATAGATCTTGATAAAGCTGCTGAGAGCTTCGGCAAGGCGATGCCGGTTGATTACGTTGTCAGTTTAAACCAGACTGAAGACGAATACAGAATGGAACCAGCTATAATCAGACTATGGATAGCTAAAAATCGTAACGGCCCAAAGTTCGTTCCTATTACTACTAACGTATTTTATAAGAGAATGGGAATCACCGAAGTCCACTAACCACACGAAAAATCATGGCCGAAGACGCTCTGCTGGCTCGATCTTTTTCTTCCGTTATTGAAATGATTCAGCCAAAAAAGGACAAATATCAGATTAGTCCAATCTTGGTTGGAAATGATTTTGTTGCTATCGCACCTATTGCGGCGAAGAAAGAAAGCACTATCTTCGTTCCGGATGAAGAGCCCACAATCGGTATTATTGTCGGTATGGGTCCGCTTGTTCCGGAAGACATGCGATCTGCTTTTGTTGTCGGCAACGTTGTCAAATTCAATCCGAAGCAGTTCATTTGCAATTTGGATGGGTTGTATCCGGCATACGGCAAAGCACGTATCGTGCTGACTCGTTATATCAACATTTTGGCAGCAGTACCGGGTGAGTCTGTTATTGTGATCGGGCTCGACAAGGCAAAAGAATGATGGGGCAATAATGCCGCGATACAACTACATCTGCAGTGATTGCGTAGCCGCTCGTGAGAAAGAAGTTGGCAGGCCACTCACTGATGATGAGCAATCTGAGATCGTTTTTGAAGTTTCGCACAGCATCGTATTTCCTCCTAAGAAGGAATTACAAAAGCTCACTAAATGCCCGCTGTGTAACAGCCATAACACACATATTACGCTGCTTGGGACTGATCAAAGTATTCGTATTCGTGGCGGCGATTGGCGAGAATTCAGAAAAAGGAACGCTAAAGCACTGCAGCGTGATATGGCACTACATCAGCTACAGAACAACGACCCATATGGGTATATGAGAACGCCGGACGATAAGGCAGAGCTTGTCGATAAGCTGCGCACGGGCGGTAAAAGACAGACCGATAAGAAACACTTCTTAACATAACAATGGCTCGTTCTGATGATACTATTAGCTATTTCTGTGCGCTGTATGACAGAAAGATGCTTCCGGTCGCCGCTGGAGTGAGAACTCCGAACAATAATAGTATCTTTCCTCTTTATCACACTGGTGCTGGTAGATCGATATACGATATTGAGCAATCAGTAAAAAAGCTCAATCGTTGGATGGAGAAATCTTTACTGCAAGACAGAGTGCTCGTTGTAAACGATTTCAAATCAATATTGACGGGATTTAAGTTTGATCTACCAAGAGAAATCTTAAATGTCTATGACGTCTTTACACCTTTACCGAAGGTGCAACCAACGTTCGAAGAGACATCACTTGTTATTAACGAAATGCTATCTGATATGCAGAAGCAGAGGCTTAGACTATGGCAAAAAGTCGCAGCAAATGCTTCTATAGTCTACGAAAGTTTGGAGCGCCAGGGGATTTTAGTTGGTGGGTTGCGTAAATTTCCGCAGTGGACTCATCGGACAGTCAGCGGTCGCAGTAAGAACACAGGCTTCAATCTCCAGGGAACATCCGCCAACGACGACATATCTGACCCTTATGGTAGTGATTCTGATTATTTCATCAACTTCGATTGGCGAGCCGCTGATATACGAATAGCAGCGATACTTAGTGGTGACCAACATTTAGATGAGATGTCTGCTGGTGCTGATCCGTATCAGCAATTATCCGAGATGCTGCAAATACCACGCAAAGAATGTAAGATTATGTTGTTGCGTGCTATCAACTCGATTGATATTGATAATCCAATATTTCAAATGTTTCCAGACCTCAGAGGATGGATGATAGCACAAAAACAAAAACTGGACGAAGGGCAACCGATAGGAAGCATTCTTGGCCGTGAATTCTTTAATGCCGAAAAACCGCGATCGGCTTTTAATGCTACTATGCAGGGCTCCATCGCACAAGCTATGCAATTGACAATCAGAAGAGTATGGGAGTCTTATTTTAGATTGCTAGCTGAGACTCATGATTCGATCACTGTAGCATGTAGTAAGAACAATCTTAGACCAACGATACGTGCAATATCTAATATTATGTGTAGACCGTTCTTTGGAGTACTAGATAGTAATCCGGTATTTCCAGTACGTGTCAACGTAGGAACAAAATGGTGCCAATGGGAGCCTAAGATGTTATGCTTAGATGTAGATAAGTTTCGCCCCTGTTGATGTATTTGAGGCGGGTTATGGACGAACTTGAGCAAGAATTGCCGATAGAAGAGCCGGGATTTGAGCCGGAATCGGACAATCCAGACGGATTGCCAAAATGGTTTCATGAGCATGTACCACTAGATCTTGCTACTAGCAATCTGTTCAAATTCAAGGTCAGATTGCAAAATGGTACTATCTGCGAAGTCAATCTAGCACAAGATATAGATATCAATTTCGAGATATTAGAGGATCAACACGAACGCATACCTGCTCAATATATTTATTGGGCTGCTATTTATAGTGAATTACGAAGTGCAGTAGCGCAATTAGAACTCAAAATCAAATCACGACGTCATGCTTTAGTGCGTAGGATTTTGGAAGAATTCAAAGTCAAAGGCACGAAACTGACTGATAAACAATTAAATGCATTGGTTGATGGCGATCCAGGGCTAGTTAAAAACGAGGCAGAGCTCACCATCACACAGAGAAATTGTGGTAAAGTATATCACATGGTGGAAGCCATAAGACTACGGTCGGAACACAGCCGATCGTTGGCTGGGTTCAAACGACAAGAAAAAGAACAATCCGGTAGACAAACCTAGGAGATTCCCATGAGCAGTTACGACATCGAAGCTATCAGGGCTCAAGTCAGGGCCAAGATGAAGAAGGGTAAGGACCCGTCCGAATTTCGTGCGCCAAAGGTTGACGAGGGTAAGACCGTCAAGTATCGGTTTTACATCTTGCCACCACTGCAAGAAGGCGACACTTGCAACGAAGGTAAGTCGGTCTGTGAAAGATCGATGGACTTGTTTGCGATTTCGAACGGTGCTCACTATATCGACAACAAGCGCATCGGCTGCCCACGGATCATCAATGAAGAAGATTGCGCAATTTGCGAGTATGCATTTGACCTGCTTGCCGAAATCGACGGCACCACGGTTGAAGGCAAGAAGAGGCGCAGCGAAATCGGCAAGGCGTTACTTCCTGGCCAATACCATCTTGTGAATCTCTACTTCCCGGCTATCGAACAGAATCCTGAAGAAGTCAGAGGCAAGGTGCTATGGTTCAATGCTCCAAAGACCGTTGTCGATATTTGGCTCGAATGCCTATATCGCGACGATGACGGCGGCGACCCAGACGACAAGTTAGCGTTCGGTGTGTTCTTTGACGAATGCAGTGCTTACCAGTTCCAACTGGAAATCGTCAAAGACGGTCAGATGAACAGCTACAAGAAGTCGAAGTTCGTTGGCGGCAAACGACCAATTGCAGCTGACAAGACTGGCAAGAAGATCGATTCACGTATTGCTGAAATTCTCGCCAAGAGGCACAACCTTTGGGAGAAGATGCCAGAAGTCAATCCAGAAGAGTGTGCCCGCGTTGCTGCTGCTCTTAGCGGTCGTGCTGCTGCGAAGTCTGCGCCATCTGGTGGTTTTGACCATGACGAAGACGCTACAGCATCAGAAGAAGCACAAGAATCGGCTCCGGTAGCGAAGCCCGCTGCCACCAAGCCCGCTGCCGCCAAGCCCGCTGCCACCAAGCCCGCTGCCGCCAAGCCCGCTGCCGCTGCCAAGCCAACTGCAGCCACTGCTGCTGCCTCTTCCAAGCCCACGACTGCCGCCAAACCAGCTGCCGCCGCTACCAAGCCCGCTACCACGGCTAAGCCTGCTGCAGCGAAAGCCGCGACAAAGCCTGCAACCAAGCCTGCCCCAAAGGAGGAAGTGGTTGAGGAGGTGTTCGAAGAAGTGTTTGAGGAGGCTGTCGAAGAAGCCGCCGAAGAAGTTGTTGAAGAGCAGGTCGAAGAATTGTCTGGCGAAATGCCAGCAGAAGAAGAAGCGGTCGAAGAAGCCACCGAAGAGGTAGCAGAAGAAGCCGCCGAAGAAGCTGCTGATGATGTCGATGGTGAAGTTGATCGTTTGCTTGACGAGTTGAATAGCTAGTCGACAAAAGCGAAAAAGCACAGGACGAGGGAGTAATTCCTCGTCCTGTGGCTTATCATAGCAAAGGGTTTTATGATGGACGAGCCTGAGCAGAGATGCACGTTGCTGGTAGATGCTAGGAATTTGATGTATCGTGCTATCTTCGCTGGCAGGAAACCGCAGGCCAAGTTCCAACATCAGCATCCATTCACAATCATGCTGCGATTCATGATTGGATGGATCGACAGGTTTAAGCCACAAAGTGTCAATATTTTTTGGGATGCAAAGAGATCAACATTGTGGCGGATGAAGATATTTGCTGGCTATAAGGATAAGTCAGATAAGTATACTATAGATATTAAAGACGAGTTGATTAGTACACAGCTCGCAGCCAAGGCTATGTTCGGTTATATGGGGTGCAGGCAGTTCAGTAAAGCCAACATGGAGGCGGACGATTTAATCTATGCCACATGCAAGGTTTTAGCGCCATCGCCAGCTATCATATGCTCTTCTGATAGTGACTATAACCAAATAGTATTCCGTATGCCGCACGTTCGCTGTTTTGATCCAATGAAGGAATGTTTCATTCCGCAGGTCAATTATGATCCAGTTGTTCAAAAAGCACTTTGCGGAGATACATCAGATAAAATCAATGGATATGTAGGAATTGGTCCGGTCAAGAGCACTGCAATGGCCAAGTCTAGTAGAGATAGGGCAGAATTCCTGGCTAAAGCTGGAATTCAGTTATTCGTTAGGAATATGTTGTTGGTAGATCTGTCATTATGCCCTGACTTACTTAAGAACCAATTATATGTTCAACGAATCCTTGATACTGAACCAGTTTTTGATAAGGGTGAATTATTTAATCTGGCTCGTAAATACAAAGTCGGCGGGTTTGTTACTGAATACAACAACCTTGCCGCTAGATTCAGGCAATTTGTTGCTCAGCCAGAGGTAAGTGATGACCAGAACAGCAAGTCAGGTGGGAAAGTCTAATGTAGCTACAGCGAAATGTCACGAGCGTCGAGTAGCTAAATTGCTGACCGAATGGTCTGGGAGAGAATTTCGGAGGCGTAGGGTCGAAGGTAGAGAATCTGATACAGTTCTACGTGATCTAACCGGCGACGTTGTACCAGCAGACGCCAAAAACCGGTGCCGATTTAATCTTGAGGCAAAGAAGGGCAAGGGATTCAGCCTCACTTCTATACTTGGCGGGTATTCTACCTGCAAGTTTTCAGAATGGTATCACCAATCATCCTATGATGCCAATTTGGTATCTAAGGCTCTCGGTCTCGATATCAAACCAATGGTATTTTTTAAACCCAATACTAATTTAGATTGGGTGGCATTCGATATGTCTGCTTTGGAATTTCTGCGTCCTAAAGGCCCTATGCAACATTTACGTCCAAGCATGACCGACAGACTGTGGTTTCCGCATTTCCGTTTTGATTATTACGCTTATTGTGGTTCAATTTCATTCAATATAAGCCACACCAAAAATAGGAAGAATAGAGTGATTGTTCCACTGCAGTTAGCACCATGCTTTATCTGCTCGTGGAATGATTTCGCTGCTAATGTCAACCCAGATTCTTTCTTTTTTGGTGAATCATGGCATGTGGTGGATGCGGCAACAGAAAACCGATTAGAGTTGCAAGGACAAGCAAGCCTGCAATCATAAAGCTACCAACAAATACCCCGAGGTCAACACCACAAGCACATCAACAAGCACACGTCCAACGTATTGGCGTGAGAAATGCGAGGCAATAATGGGATGTGGCGCATGTGGTGGTGGATCTGCAGCTAGGGCGATGCAAAAGAGAACAGTTGGAGCACAACCAAGAGCAAAACCAGCTCCGGCACCAACTGCAGTCCCCAAAATACGCCCTGCGTCAACCACAAGGATTGTGGTTGCGACACCAAGCCAGGCTATTAAAGTAAAACAACAATTGAGAGATTTGAAGACATGCCCGTTATGTGGGTCGCCTTTGTCGCCGATATTGTCAGGTAGCGGTGTCCGCAACCGTAAACGGTGTTCACGTTGTAATCGAACATTTATATGATAGAAATAATATCGATCGTCGGTACATGGTTAATCTGTTGTATTGCTGCGGAGCGTGCAGCCGAAGCAATAACAGTTTCAGTATTCTTTTCGCCATTGCGACAGGTTTTGGCCAAGCTCGCTTTGGTCGAATTGTATCGCAAGAACAATCCAAGTGATGTCTGGATGTCAGACGATAATACAGTGTATAGGGGCAGAATATATAGCTTCATCAAGGTGGTCGGGAGATGGTCTTCCGATCTTGTCTCCTGTGGATGGTGTACTAGCTTCTGGACGTCGGCGTTCTTTTCGATTTTCTTGCCCGGTAAGTATGTATCATTTGATGCTGGCGACAATATCATAGTAAAAGCAATAGCGCTTTGGGGGCTTGCTAACCTATATCATAGCGTATTTAGACTTGTACATAACGGGCGTGTTGCTGCGGTCGACGTGAATTTACGTCTAGTCGGTCCTGAAACAGATAGTGTCGGAGGAACTAATGGAGAATTTGGAGAGGGAGTTAGCCAGGAGGACACAATCGGAGTTGAACCGCCAACGGTTTGAGGCTCCGACTATCCGAACGGCCTCCGATATAAAGCGTGTTTTAGCACAATTGGAGCCAAATTCTCGCTTAAACGTCAAGACTGACGATGTTACTCTAGCTGTCAATATGGTTGGTACCGACGCGAACAATCGCAGCCAGACCTACCATGTGTCAGCCAAAACGAAGACGAGTTCTGCACGAGATGTCCTGATTGAGGGTTTAAATGTTATCAAACAACGCGAAGAGGCTGCACAGGCGATTCGCGATAAAAGAGCAGTGATAGCTGTCGATGGCAAGGAAATGAAATCGCCACCGGTTATTGCCGAGAACAGTTTTTCGTCGGTAGATCCGGTAATAAGTAGAACTCTTGGTGGATATCGCAGCGGTTATTTCATTCAATGGGATTTGGCTGATGGTTTCACTTATCGTTATGATATTTACAACCATCGCCTGACTAGGTTCAAGATTGAAGCAAAATGAGAGAAGTAGAGCTACCGCCGCTAGCGACATACAGAGCATTATCGACGTGGACACCGCGATATGGTGATTTCATCATCTGGGCTGGTTGGTTCAGGATTTGGTTCGGTATCGTCAATAACTATGACGCGAAAAACGGCAAAATATCGATATTATTTGAAGGTACACCGCGTCTGCTATTTACGATGACAGAGAGCGAAATGCAAAAAAGTGCTTTTGTGTTCGATCTCAATGATATCAGAAACAATAAGCGAGGACGCTGGTATATTCAGCAAACTGTCGATGGCAGCACAATCTGGTACATCTAGAATCATTCCAGCGATGCTACCGCATCCGGAACCGTTATCGGACGCAAGTTTTGTGTCTGGTATGTTATGCTATGTTGTTAAGCATTATCAGAATGTTGGTATCAGTTGCTTGATATCACGCAACGAAGGCGACGTTGCTGTATCGATGGGTGATTGGAATGGGCAGACTATTGATTTATCTAATACAAAAGATTCGATGTCGCTTATCGCCATTGATTTCTTGCAGCATCAAGCAAAGCGTCTCATAGCAATATCACACGCAGCTGGTGTCAAACAGGCGATTTACTATTTCGCTCTCGATACCGGCATTCCTGTATTAGTTGATATCAGACTGAGTTTAAACAAGTTTCTCGGTCCTGGTATGATTAGAGATGTATTTGGCAAGACCTTCGATACTCAGCAGATACTGAAAATCGATGTGATGTCAGACCAGCTATTAGAGCAGATTAAAAATGGAGCAGGAAGCTTCAATTGTGGAGTGATCATTAAACCGAGTAGGTCGCGATTCATGGAAGTTAATGGGCAGCCAGTACCTCTTTATATAGGAATACCATGCTCATCATAACGTGTGGCTTACCGGCAAGCGGTAAATCAAAGACCATAGATATCTTAGCTAAGCACAAAAGCTACAAATGGCACATTATAAGGCCATCTGACTGGGTGCCAGAGAACTTGGCGACACTAGATGAGCAGACCCAGCGAGAATACAATATCGGTTGTTGGTCATTAGCTCTAGAAAAATGTAAAGAAGCCATTGAACAAGTGCCACCGAAAGAGATTATCGTGCTTGATGCGTGCAACTCGAAGATCACGACACTTTTGACGTTGATCACAGACGCAAAAACAGCACTACATAGAGTTGTTTTGCTATTTGTCCAGGCTAATGCCGATTTATGCTTAACAAGAAATGCGAAGTTGAATGAGCCATTGCTTCGCGATTACGTCGATAGACTTAAAACGTCTTTACCCAGATATAAGAAATGTTGCGATACGGTTTTCGTGGTTCGTAACAATGGCACTTTTGAACAACTTGAAACTGAATTATATGACATTTGGAAAACATTGTGCCAGAGTATCTAAATCCGCACCCGCACGACTTATATTTAGCTGGGCCTGATGGCAATACTATCCATATACGTAAAGGACGCCGTGTAAGACTGCCGGAGTTCTTTGATCGTTATGTCAGTAAGGATGGCGGCGTAAAAGGCTATTTGGTTAATGTTGATAATATACCAGCGGCACCAGCTAAGAAAGGTCTCAATGCATCTAGGCCGCAAGCTAGGCCGATACAATTAAATAAAGTAGTAACCAAAGACGTTAGGCGTCCGATAGTTGGGCATATGAGAAGGAACATTGATCCTTCTTGCTCTAAAGCTTTTACGAATAATGCTTATGCTATTAGTAATGGTATCGGCGTAGGGATTTTAACTTATAATCGCCCTTCTTCATTACGGCGATTAATTAATTCAATATTGAAGTTTACTGACACCTGCCGCACTACGATATTTATAAGTGATGATGGCAGTACAGATTCAGAACAATTGGCATATTTAACAGAGCTAGAATCGCGTGGCGATATTGTTATTCTTAGGAATCAAAAACAACTTGGGGTAGCAGGCAACAGCAACCGATTGATGCGATGTTTATCTAGATTTCCTAAGAAGATTTTATTGAATGACGATGTAGAAGTTCTTAACACAGGATGGGAAAACTTTTATTTTGCAGCTATGTATCGCACGGAGTTTCATCACTTCTGCTATCGACAACCTGGTGTATATGGTGCGACAAAAGGTGATAATGTCGTAGTTCATGGGATGCTTTTAAATGTAGTCGACAGTAAGCCACACGGTGCTGTGATGGCGTTTGATCATATTGCTTTTGCTAAGGTCGGTTATTTCGACGAACAATTTGGGCAATACGGAGTTGAGCATGTTGATTGGTCTAGTAGATTATCAGACAGCAAACTGCAGCAACCTGGGTTTTTCGATGTAGATGGTTCGAATGCATATTTTGTTGTACATCCAGAAAAATCATCTGTCGAGAATAGAATAGAAAAGTTCAAACATGCTAAGGCCGTTCTGAGTTCTATAAAGACTAGGCCAACATACGTCAATCCTAGCGAGATGACAGCAGTACCACGAATTTCTTGTGTTATTCCGTTTCGCGAAATTAATCGTAAATGGTCGATACTCACAGTTCTTGGTAATATTAGAGCGCAGCGATATCCAGATATCGAAATCATCATGACCGAAGAAGATTCGGCACCGAAATTAAAAGACGCAGAATATGCTCCAGCAAGACATATTTTTACAACTGGACTGCCTGGCGCTGCGTTTAATAAGAGTAGAGCTTGGAATTTTGGCGTTGAAGCGTGCACATCAGATTTATTGGTTTTGCACGATGCCGATACAATGGCACCGAGCAACTATTTTCAGGAAGTGGCAAAAGAGTTAGCAGAGGTAGAATCCTGCCATCTTTGTAGGCAGATTTTTTATTTAGGGTCTCAAGCCACCAATACAATCAATACGACAGGAGTTGTAGATCGCCCTAGATATGACCACATGGTTGATTATTTTGAAGGTGGTTCTATTGCGTGTCATCGTAAAGCATACTGGAGAATAGGTGGTTTTGTAGAAGAGTTCGTTGGTTATGGCGTAGAAGATTGTGATTTTTATTTTAGACTATCAAAAGCGACAACGTGGAGAGAGAACCGCCACATCGACTTATTACATCTGCATCATGAGAGAGTTGATAAATGGACCATATTCCACACAAGGAACAAAGAACTAGGTGCAAAGCTAGATGCATTGTCGCTTAATGACAGAATAGCAAGACAACGACAGTTACTAAAACAAAGCGGCAGAGGACGCTGCTTAGAACAAGGATAAAACGATGCGTGTATTATTCTGCCATAGACCAGAAGGAGCTTTCGGTTTTATAACTGATGGTATGATTAATGCACTACGCGATGCGAACTGCACAGTCGCTAGATGGGATGGTAAACGTGCGACATGGGATGCGTTTTCGCCAGATGTATATGTCGGTTGTAGCGGGCATAAACAGCCGATACCACACAGCCCAAATTGTAAAAAAGCTATTCATGTTAATCCGTCTGGTCCGATTCGCGTTGATCCAGATATCAATGAAAAACCAGAAACTATTGACTGGGTGATGTCACAATCGCCGACTGTTGTGTTTGGCTATGGGCATGAAGGCGATCGTGAGTATTGGAGTTATTGGGATCGAAATAAGCTTCCGTGGGTCCCAGTAGCGACTGCCGGTGATGTCACTATATTTAATGGCAAAGGGACTCATGATAAATATGACATAGGTTATATTGGCGGTCGTTGGCCATATAAGGCAACTGGTATCGACGCTTATTTATTGCCTGTATTGCGCGATAAAACAATCTCTCATATGGTATATGGGTGGGGCAATTGGCCGAGCGATCTTCCAGTCAACAGAATAGAAGACGATCGTGTTCCCGGCTTTTTGGCAAGCTGTAGAATCGTGCCGTGTATCAGCGAACCACACACATTGATACATGGTATTGATCTTCCAGAGCGAGTATTTAAATCTGCTCTGAGTGGCGCGGTTGTAGTGCACGATCCGGTTCCAGGTTTGGATAGATACTTACCGCACGCTATAATTGCCAGTAATCCTAGAGTGTTTCATTATGAGATCAAGGGGCTATTGAGAGATCATAGCTGGTTACCCAAGATAGCACAACAACAACGCGATGATATATTAGCAGCACATACTTATCATCATCGTATGGCGACGTTAATGTCGGCAATGGGCTTCGACGATATAGCATCTGCTTTATTATCGGCAGTACAGAGGTTTAAATGATCGCGATCGATTTTTCTATGTTAAGCGACAACAGGCTTCCGCGTTGTGCTTATCAACTTGCAAATCTGGCAGAAATAGCTGACCGGATGCAGTTGCCAGTTAAGGTAGTAGTAGCTAAAGGGCAATATGAGCAGCACCCAATATTACGACGTGTAAAACATTTATTGTCTGATAACTACAACGATGTAAGAGTTTATATCGCAAAATCAGACACTTTCTTTTTCGATGACAACTGGCAAAATATTGCTGATCTACCAGCATTTAAAGTATGCTTATGCTCTTCTGATAGACTATTCAGGGAGAGTAGGATGCTATGGCAGGGTAAGAGAAGCGGTATGGGAGGCCCTGTTCAAGATCGGTGTGATTTATTTATGCCGGTTAATTGTTCTCCGGAGTTGTTGCGAAATTACGGTTATAAAACAATAGTTGTAGCTCATCGCCCATCAACGCAAGTATTCGATCTGTTTGCAAGGAAGCATCTCGATCTTGCCTATTTAGATGATGACATTCAAGCAATAAGAGACGCATTTAAATATGATATTATCGGGCTTGCTGGCTTTATGGGCCGTGGTGGATATGGCGAGCGTGTGCGTATCGAGGGAATGCCAAGTTGGGTAGATTTAGTATTGAAAGCTGATGCTCCGCCAGCACAGTATTTGAAACATTTGCTTTCTTATAATGCATGTGTTGATTTACGTGGCGCTGGAGATAAGAGTTTGCGTTTCGTAGAGGCTGTTTTGTTCGGACGAACGATTATAACAAAACGGCAAATATCGCCATATTACCCGCCGCTGGTCGACGGTCATAATGCTGTGATTGTGGAGAATTGGAGCGACCTTAATTCC